GCCACGCACAGTTCAGGTGGCACATACACCGTGGACTGGGCCAACGGTAACCTACAGACCGTGACCTTGACATCAAACATCACCAGTTTCACTATGAGCAACTTCCCAACTGACACCAACCAGTCAGTGGGCATCACGCTGTATCTGGTACAGGACGGCACGGGATCAAGGACCATGTCATTCACGGCTGGATCGGGTGAGACGTTTAAATTCGCTAATGGTGCCAACACCAGTTCAGTTTCCCTGGCCAACGACATACAGACCGTATACATATTTTCAAAATACAACGGATCAGCGTTGACCTACTACTGGACGCTGGGACCAACATACAGTTAAGGAGACACTATGACATTCCCAGGAGCGGGCAGGGCAGTTTGGATAGGTGGCTCGTCGGGTGAGACCACGGGCAGGACCACGGACTGGGGCACGTACGACAGCACCAATGACTCGGCCTGGCAACAGTTCACGGACAACACCTCCAGCACACTGTCAAGTTCATACCAGGTAACCAACACGGAACGTAACTCCGTTTCCATAGGCAGGGACACGGCATACCTGGCCATCACGGATGGCACATCAGAATACATAGCGAAAGTGGAGCCAGACGCACTGGATGCCACTTCAGCACAGATAACACTGGGTAGTGGCTACACCATGGACCGTGCGGAATTAGTCATTCTAAATAATAAGATGCTGATGACCAGCACCGAGAACGCGGGTAGCGTGGTGTTGGCAGAACACACACCATCGGGGCTCAACACCAGCGGTGTGCTCACGGACGCATACTATTCAAACACATCAGGAGATCGTGGATTCGGCATGCTGTTTGACGCACCACTGCCAGACAACATCTACGACGACTCGGTCACTGGTTATCAGACGGATGCCAGCACGGCCACCTACTTCTGGGTGGGGGGCAGATTGGCCGACAGTGCCACCTTGAACAATGACAGTTTGGGTGCCAACACCAACGTGCCCACTTTTAGGGGCTATGCCACCTTTGACTGGAGCAGGGACCTGGCCAACCCACCATCGGACTCCAACATCAACACCATCAGGAACGACATGCTGACCAGGACGTCAGCGGTCAACAGCATAGACCACATCACGGAACTACAGTCGGGATCGGGAGGGGCATGGTGGACCATAAGTCCTCCGGGTAATAGTGCTTACACGAATAGGGCACAGAACGCGTACCTGCCGGTTACCTCATTCCACGCATCCACGCTGGGCACCATAGACGGCAGTAACAGTGCCAGTTCAGACCGGACGTTTGCCAACTACGATGGTCTCAACTACGAGGGTGACATGAGGCAGATCGTTAGGCCATTCAATGCCATGAACTCCAACACCTACCTGGCCGCACTGGTGGCCGAGTTTGGCAGTTACTATGATTACATGAGCAAGGCCGAAATCAATGCTCCCATCAACATAACCAACGTGGACTGGAGGGGCATAAGGTTCGGTTCCAGCGGGGACCAACTGCGTGTGGGCTGGACGGTGTACAACGCACAGGTGGCACAACAACAGGGTGTCAGGAACGAATCACAGATCCATTACAACACCACCAACAACAACATCAACGTGGGTAGTGTCAATACGGACAGATCCAGCACGGAGGGATCGCTGGACAGCCCTTTTGATGGCACCTACCCAACAACCTATTCAGAGCCAAGGATAGCCAACAACGACAGGGTGGCCTACATCAGCGACACGGGCAGGTCTGCCACGGAACTGGGTGAGGACTTCATCCAGGCCATACAGATTGGTTCTAACATCTGGGTGGGCATGTATCCCGACACCACTGGAACCAAGGGTGGTAACCTGTACCTTACGGCCACATCGCTCACGGGTGAGAGGTTGTACGACATCTACGAGAACTACGCACTCAACTACATCAACGCGGACGACCAGACCACCCCAGAGTCACACGCGTCCAACAGCATAGCGGTGTCTGTCACCAACGGCACGGACTCAACTTCGACCGCATTCGACCCAGACGCGGCCTGCCTGTTCAAATTACACGGTAATCAGTTCGCTGTGGTCTGGAGGAAATCAACAACGGCCTACATCAGCACGTTCAGTGTTTCGTCATCGACATCAACACCACCGACCATAACCAGGACCAATGATGCCATCAACCTAGGCACGGTGCCAGCGGGCAACATATCTGGTGTGAGGTTTGGGGATGGGGTTGCCATGATCACGTGCGGCAACTACTACAGGATAATCAAGACGGACACGGTGTAATGAAGAGATTGAGCATACAGCAGAGGTTACAGAGATTGGAGGACAAGATCAACCTGTTGATGAACAATCACCTATCACACCTGGATGGCAGGATCAAGCGTAACGAATGGCTCCTGTACACCATACTGTTCTTCCTACTGGGCATCAGTTGGAAGATGATGACCTAGAAACGCTTCCATAATTTAATCGTCTCGTACCTGGGCTTGGGATGGAGCACGAATCCACACGTGTGGTGCTGTGCGGTACATCTGTGCGAGTTGCCCTTGCCCATCTGTTTGTCGATGTGTCTGTTGCGGCACCTGTGGTAGCCGTATCTCAATATGATTGTTAGGAAATTTTTCAACGGTGTGTGACCTTGTTGGACAATATTGGCATAAAGTTCGAAATGGATCACACACACGTGATTGCCGTCGTTGACAGCAAAACTATTTAGTCTGCGGCTATGGTGCCACTTTTTTTCTGGACATCATGGTCCTGTGGGGCACCATGTCCCATATGTGGCTGGCCTCTTGTTTGCTCAACCACTTGTAGTGCCTGTTGCTGACTCGACATCGTAGGTCCCACTTGTTGAGTTGATTGTAGGGCCTCTCCAACAGCACCATCTGGCAGGTGTCCTTACAGGTGTGCTTGGGCACGTCAGACCTCTTGGCTTTGTTTCTTCTATATTTGTTGAATTTGTTCCTCATATTACTCCTTCATCGTTGATTATACATGATCGCACATTTGATGTCAAGAGGAAGACGTAGTCTTTACGAACTGCGTCAGCAGTGAGTAGATGAGCCTTGCTCATCTCCAAGTCCTTCACTTCGTTCAGTCCTTGTATTTCTCCTTTCATTTTCATTCCTTTCACTTTACTCCAGTCAAGACATCAGAACGTAAAAATTTTTTGATCTCTCAAAAAATCAACCGCATAGTTTATCACTTGAGTGTTTATTCCCTTGGACCGGTTGAGTCCTAGATGGTTCACACATTATCACTTGGTTATGTACACCCGTGTGTGTTCCCCGTCATGCGGGAGGATCGTTCTTTAATCCCTTTTATGAGTTGTTGTTAGTTGCCTGTTCCAGTTTTTTTGTCCAGAAATATTTATGAGTGATCAATCAGGTGATAAATATTTCTATAAGAAAGGCAACTAACAACATGATACAAATACACTACACCAAAATAATGCCCATAGGCACGACACAATACTACGACCAAACCGAGGAGGACTACCGCACACTAGGCACCACGATGCTGAACGTGTTGGGCAGGATGCTGGAGAGGCAGAATGAATTTACCAAGACACGTCACTGGAAGAAATACGTGGACCTGCTGGGATCAGAGGTCAAGTATGCCCAAGGACAGTACCTGTGGAACCCCAGCGTGTTCTGCCTCACGTCACAACTGATGAGCCAGTTCTACACACCCATGGGATCAAACACAGCGGCCCGTTTCAGCGTGCCCCAGGTCAACAACTACAACACCACCATCGCTAGGATAGTGGCAATCAGGACACGTCTGTTGAGTGCCACCGGTAGCAACATAAAACCAGCCCGCACCTTCCAGATACAGATGGTGCCCGCGGCACCCAAGACCAATGACCAGTTTGACAAACTGTTCAAGAAAGAGGACAAGAACAATGACGGAAAATGAAAAACACAAACAGGACCAAAACATGTTCGTGAGGGCAATAATCGAAACACAACAACAACAGGAGATCTATGAAAGACGCAAAAGGAAACAACAAGAGGCAGAAGCCAAAAACAATAAAACAAGAGCAGACCAGGTTGAGGCAACTGCTGAACGAACTACACCAGGACGAGACACCCGAGGTAAGTGCTGGGAGCAGACAGAGGGCAGAGGACATTCTGAACCTGATAAGATCTAGGACAGCGGAGAGCCGTGCCAAGAAGTTCCTGGACCACTTTTTTGATTATATCTCTAAAAAGATATAATTAATAGTAACACGGTGATTACGTATATACTCCTTTCACTGTGTTACTCTAAAGGCTGTGCGTGTGTTTCTATCTAGTTGCCATGCTACAATACCACGCACAGTTAAAACACACCCCCAATCAAACATTATAAATACCCTGCGTGACGCTGACATACAAACGTGCTCGTATCAGCGTCCGCATAAAACTAACAGAAAAACAAAGGAAATCATCAAATGAAACAGACACTTACAGACCAAGAACTCGCAATCATAGCCAACATCATAGACGTGGCCACACAGAAGGGCATATTCCGTGCCGCTGACATGACCACGGTTGGAGAATTATTCAACAAGATCACATCAATGTTACCAAAACCAGAGGCCAAGGAAGATGGCAAAAAATAGGGTAGAGGAGCAGTGGCTCGAGATACTCAAACAGTTCGCTGACGGCTACTGGGGCAAGGAGTTGGACGAGGCACATCAACTGTTCGACACCCAATATCCAGACCGCGATGACAAGGACTACATCAAGAAGACCACGTTCATCGACAATGCCAAGCGTGCCAAACTACAGATGCTGAAGTATCTGGCACAGGCCGCTAGCGGTGCCGTACACCCCACTGGTGAAAACAAACAGGAAGAGAAGCAACAGGCCGCTAAACTCATAGACATGGCCCAACAGAGGCTACAGAAAAAGAATGACTAATGGAGCAGAAGTTATCATTCAAGGTGTTCCTGGACACGTTAAACATAGTCAGTAATCAGACCACACCCGAAGTACACCAAGAGATAGCGGACTGGTTGGAGGAGACCGACCACGAGCCGCGTAGGATACTACAGGCATTCAGGCACGTGGGCAAGAGTTACCTGATGGGTGCCTACGTGTGTTGGAAACTGCTCAATGACCCCAACTGGACCTGCCTGCTGATATCGGCCAAGCGTAACCTGGCCCTGCGTAACTCCCTGTACATCAGGAACATGATCGAGAACCATCCCCTGCTACAGCACATGAAGTCAGACCTGTTCACCTGGAAGTCAGAGACATTCACGGTTGACAGACCCATACTACAGTTGAACCCATCAGTGACGGTGAGTTCACTGGGTGCGTCATTCACGGGCTTCCATGCCACCATGGTTATCGCTGACGACATCGAGACATCTGACAACGTCATAACGATGGACCAGCGTGAGCGTAACAAGGAGAGGGTGGCAGAGTTTGGTAAGTTATCAAACCAGATCCTGATGTTCGGCACACCGCACCACGAGGAGACCATATACAATCACCTAGAGGACGTGGGCTACAAGATGAAAAAGATTCCAATACTGCGTACACGGGAAAAGAGATTACCAGACAGCACTGTGGAACAGGAGGAGTACCTGGCATGGCCTGATCACCCGGAAGGCATGTTCACCTACAAGTGGTTGGACCAACAGAGGTTGGAGACCACGGAGGGGGACTTCAACTCACAGTACATGCTGATACCACAGACCACATTCCAACCCTTGGTACAGTTAGAGAACATCAAATACTACAGCGACGAACTACAATGGAGCAGTATATCGCAACCTTTCGGGGGATATGTGACCAGTTGTAAACTAGGAAAACACAACATAGAGCGGATATGCGGGGCCTGGGACAGTGCCTCTGGGCTCAAGGGACGTGACAACTCTGTTCTGTCAATCTGTGCGAGGGACAGCGAGGGTAACACCTTCATACATGACGTGGTCGTGTTGAGTGCCGTTGACGTGGAGACAAAGAGTTTCACCAACCAGTGCCGAGAGATAATCCATGCCTGTGCCTATCACAAGATATCACACGTGTACGTGGAAGAAAACTTCTCCAGTGCGTTGGCCAACGAGTTGAGACGTGTTGCCAGGGAGATGAAAACGATGGTACAGGTGGTGCCTACATTCAGGACCAAGAACAAGATGGTGTTCATAGCACAGACGCTGGAGCCCATAATCAAGATCGGTCGTATGTTCGTACACGAGCGTGTGCGAGACAAGACACCTTTCATGGATGAATTACAAGCGTTTCCGCGTAGCAAACAGGATGACTGTATTGACTCGGTCAGTGAAGCGATAAGCCACTTGCCTGAATTGGCCGTAGATGTGAGCAAGGTGGCCAAGGTTTATAACCCTCTGACACGCTCTGGAACCAGTTACAAAATCAATTGAACCGGTAAATACAATGGTTGATAAAGTTATTTATATATAATAACACATACGCGTGACGCACGCGAAAAGGTTGATATATAAAAACACACGCACACGCGAAAAGGAGACAAATGAAAATATATTCAAAGATCGTTTGGGACAAAGATTTCAATATCATAGAGGAAGTGAGTTCGGAGTACAAGGGTCCAGTGGCCATGATGATGTGTTCATCACCCCCACCACCCCCACCACCCCCACCACCACCA